ACTTTATTGAGATAGACTAATCCATCTGTCCCTCTATCTGGGGGTGAAAGTGACAGAAATTTGAATATGTCTAGTGCAAGTGTTTTAAACGAGATAGCCAGTTCCTGTTCTTCAATGCTGTTCTCCGAAATTTTCATATACAATTTGACGCTTGTTAAGATGGTAATCACCATGGAGATACTACACCCGACTACGGATATCAACTCTTGGTTTAAAAAAGAGTCTGCTCCAACCGAGAACGAACCACTAAAGACAGAGAGAACGATAGTAGGTATTTCGAAGTATTTCGACACGTGTTTGTAGTATAAATGGTTATTGACGTGTCTTCGGCTCAACATGACGCAGTTCAATCTAATTTTATCCAGTAGGCTATCAACCGATTGATTCCAGTTCATACTTATTGGGCAGATAATTGCTTTTTCAAAGCTCTCCTTTCACGCCGTTGTTTATTTATTCTATCTTTATTGGCTTGTTGATATTCTTTTCTTTTATCTTTATAATATTCTTGATTGGCTTGATAATATTCTTTATTATATTCTTTATAATATTCTTGATTGGCTTGATAATATTTTTTATGAGCTTCGTTATGATATTCTTTTCGTTCTTCCTCTGTCCTATGCGGACGAATCATATTCAATTCGGCATTGAGTTGTTCGTACCAGAAGCGTTCTCTTTGCTCGGCTTGTTGTTTATTTTCACACGGATACTTCTCAATCAACACCATAGTCCAATTATCCCATCCACCATTTTCACGAATGGTTGTATATAGTCTATAATTGTAACTTTTACCTTTTTCATTATTACAACCCGTTTTATGACTATACTTTCGTTTGGTAAAATCTGTGGTGCTACCTACATAGCAATACTTGACCGTCAAGGCATCGCATACGATTTTATATATTTCAGTATTTTGATAGTTGATAGCCTTGCGAGGCATTTTATAAGATATTATAACATAAACCACTTAAATCAATTTTTTTATATATTGTTATATATATGGAGGAGTTTAAAAGCTATCTAACAAAAACGAATCTAAGCCCTATCACCATTACTAATTATATTCGGCAATTGTCACGCTTTAATGCAGACCTACATGGGGACGAGCGTAGTCTAATCAAGCACATCAAAGACAATTACAACATGGGTTCTCAGAGACAGAACATGACGGTATCCGTGCTTAAATATCGTGGTTATTACGAACTCCCTGTGGAACTGTTAAGAACCTATCTACAGAAAGCACACCAAGAATCATTGGAAATCCAGTCTGAAAGAACGAAGAATGCAGTGTATCCTACCATGAAGGAAATGAAAGAGCTACTAAATGATTACTATAAGAACCAAGATTATAGAAGTTTTTGTGTGTTGTATTTGCTATTGAACTTCCAGACTCGCAACATGGATTTAGTTGCTACTATTGTGAGCGGTAAAAATGAAATAAATGACACCGATAACTTTATTTATCTACGAGGGAATGATTCGGTATTCATACGTAACTCGTATAAAACGAAGGAAAGGTACGGCACGAAGAAAGATATCATACGCAATCGTAAATTCAATACTGCGATTAGGAACATCGAAGTGGATGAAGTGCTTTTACATGGGACGAATCTCACTTACGAGGTCCGAAAAATAACAGGTGGACACAGCGAGAGCACGATTATGAAGATGAACGTCCTTTCTAACAACAATATCAATTCCCTTATGAAGATAAGCAATAACCGAGGTACGAATCTAAACGTTATTCACTCCTCATACAATGCAACAACTTGAGGAAGAATGGGAACTGTTTTTAATTGGGGAATATATAATTGTTTGGTTTACCTACTATTTAGAGATATTTGATTTTATATTACAAAATGAAGATGAGCGACATTGATTTGAACGATTTTCGTAGCCCCTATGTGAGCGAAGTGAATGGCGTACTTATGGATACACGCTTTCTTCGTGCATCTGTCAAGGGTAGTAAAGGTCATTTTCTCAAAAATAATTTGCACCTTTGTCACTACTGCAGTATCTGCTACACCATCTCCAACTCTGGGTATGACCATCAATCACATTTCAAACGCCGAATCCATATTAAAGCCGTCGCCGCCAAAAAGAAGAAACCAAAGTTCCAATATTATTAAAAATTGATATAAAGAAAAATGTTACATATATATAACAAACATGCCTAAAACTGCTATCTACACTCGCCGAGCGATTGACAACTGGAGGGCTAAAAACCGTGAAAAATATTTGGAACAATCCAAAGCATACGCGAAACGATATTATGAAAAAGTCGCCGAATGGAAGGCCGTTGTACGAAGGTTTGGATTAATTGACCTATCCTTCTTTACTTAAGGAAAAACTATATATATATATAATTCGTAACTTACTTAAAGATTTTTTTCTTTGTTATATATATATAGGATGATTAGTGTATTGTATGAACATGTTGAACGAACCCGTGTGGAACAACTCATTAAACATAATGAGATTGATAATGATGTGAAAAAACAATTGAAGAACTACCTTAAAAAATACGACCATGCCCATGAAGGGTTTAAGGTTGAATATGAAACGCAAGGACTTATGATTGGTAGAAAATATGCAAAGGGTTCTTTATCATTACAGAACTTTAAGAAGTCTATTCGTGAAACCCTCGTCTATGATACACACACCGATATTGATATCGTGAATTGTCATGTGGTGCTACTATCTCAATATTGTGACAAACAAGGATTAAGATGCAAGTGTTTAGATGACTATGTTTCCAATCGTAACGTTAGACTCCAAGAAATTATTGATACTTTTAAAACCACACGCAAAGTGGCGAAAGAACTTATTTTGATTATGATGTATGGTGGTATAGTGAATGAGTATTGTTGTCAAAATGGGTTTGATATTAATGTCCCTATGCCTCAGTGGGTCAATGACTTGGAACAAGAACTTAAACTATTGACTGAGCGTATATGTGGTATTGAAACTGCTATTTTCAACGACATCAAGAAACTCAAAAAGAAAGAATATACGAATAAAAAAACATCATGCTTGTCCTATACTCTGCAAGTTATAGAAGATGACCTCATATCTAAAGCAACCATTAAATTAAAACAACTTGGATATTGTATTGATACATTATGCTTTGATGGATTGTTGGTTCATGATGGTAAAATAGATAATGATGTGTTGGAAGAGGTATCCTCTTATTGCTACGAAACCACAGGGTACAAAGTTGAGTTTTCGTTTAAACCTATGGAAAAACACTATGACTATGTTGAAGATTCTTATGACTTTACTGATTATGAGTTTGAAGAACTTGATGAATACAACCAAAAATATTGTGATTCTCTTGTTGGTGATGTTGCAGAAGAAACATATTCTAAACGTAAAGCCTATATTGAAAAGTTCTTGTGTAAAGTTCAACAACCTGAACCTCTATACGTTTTCCAAAATGGAATCCATAAAACACCACAAATACTCAATCCAGGTCAATTGTCTTTATTGTTGAAACCTATTGGAAGCGGTTTTGTCAATCAAATGAATATGAATATTCCATTTTATGATAAGTGGTCTAATGATGTGAACCATAGATTATACCGGACCATGGATTTTCTACCTTTTAATAAAAGCAATCCTATTGTGGATGAAAATGTGTTTAACTTATTTGAAGGGTTCAATGAAGATATATATGGCGAGCCTATGGAACATTCAGTCCTCTTAAAAAAAATTACTCCTTACTTGGATTTAGTCCAAGAACTATGTGGTGGCGACGATGAACATGCCATGTATTTCCATAAGTTTATCGGTCAAATATTTCAAGACCCCATTCATAAAGTTCCTACATGTATCATCTTAAAAGGAAAACAAGGTGTCGGTAAAAACATAGTATTAGATGCAATTGGTAATATGCTAAACAAGAAACATTATATCACATCGTCTAAACCAACGGACTTTTTTGGAGAACATGCTGAAGGTTATTACAGAAAACTACTTGTCAATCTAAATGAAGCAGAAGGACGTGATACATTTGACTTTGAGGGCAAAATAAAATCCTTTATCAGTGAAGACACGATTACTATCAATCCCAAGAATGTAAGACCGACACAAATCAGTAATCATGCACGGACTATCATCACTACGAATAAACCGAACCCTATACCCATTGATGTTCGTTCAAAAGATAGACGATACGTGGTATTTCAATCCACAGACGTATATTTAAAAAAATCATCCAAGTTTTGGTCTCAATTATATCAACATCTAAGAAAACCTGATACGATGAAAGCATTGTATCAAATGTTCATGTCATTGGACTTGAATGGTTTTGATTGGATTAAACGACGACCTATTACCAAAGCCTATAAAGACATGTGCAATTTATATTCTCCTGTTGAAGCGTTGTTTTTTGAAGAGTTTGTTGATAGAGATATGTGGTTTGGATTTGTGAAAGATAAAGATAGCGAAATGATTATTCCCATGTCTGAATTATTTGAAATGTATGAGAGGTTTTGTAAGAGAAATAGATTTTTAAAAGATGATACAAAAGCAACATCATCCCGTGCATTCGTTGGACGATTGACTGAATTGGAACTACCTGTTATAAAATACAAGACCATGGGTGTTAATTCATTTAAGTTTATACCACAAGAAGTATATGACTATCTTGATAAGCGACGCTGGATAAATGGATACAAAGACGATGAGGATGAAATGGTATATGTGGATGAAGGTGACGATGCCATTGACGGATACTTTGCCTAGTGTATTTAGGGGACTTAGGGGACTTAGGGGACTTAGGGGACTTTTCAGTCAATATCGGCCGACCCCTCAAGTGTTTTTTTTTGTAGAGTGTGCAAAAAAAAAACCTCTCCTCTCCAGCTGATTGACCCCTGAAAGTCCCCTAAGTCCCCTATTAGTTATATAGTCTTAAACTCCGCCTAGATGCAAGGGCAATTCACTTAGATAGTTTTCGGTTTCCTTCCCTTGGTCAATGTAGTCAATCTTAATCATAATTTCAAGGGAATCGTCCCCATCAATCGTGAGAACCGTTCCGTTGTTATCTTCCAAGATAAACTCGCATTTCTTCAATTGGTCGTTGGTGAGAATATGTATTTTATTATCATGTTGCATGTCATATAGTTTTTTATCCCCCGTGTTTAGCATCCCCACAATGGGTGAATCGTTAGACGATGAAGTATAGTTTAGAGTTGGAATGACCATTTTTAGATTCACAGACTCATGCGTTTGGGTAGAATTAAAAACCAACTTACAATCCGTAACGGTAATGTAGCATTCGCGTCTTGAATTAAGTAGGGTTGGTAGATTTCTCCATGTAGTTACGTCACGTTGTGCTTCGTGGAGGAATAGATACTTGCAGTTATGGTTCATATACTATATGATAAGATTATATCTCATAGTATTTATTTATTTAAAATAGAGCGTTTCATCGCTGTTGGATATTTTAAGTATTCTAAAAAAGGACTTGGCAGTCTTATAAACCCGTGTCTTTTTATTGACATCACTATACCTTATCACTCCTTTGGTGTCCTGTATCATGTCTTTGATGGTGTCGTAAAACCACATTGCATTCAAAAACTTACACTCCTGGTCTGTGAATATTAATAAGATGTACATATATATATAGGTGAGATTTAATTAACTACCTAAATATTGAAACGATAGTCCGGACCGCCGCCGAGAAAATGAACCAGTTAAATTACTTGTAAACTGACCAGCACTTCCTATTTTACATGTTACTCGA